GGCTCGGTTGACAGACCACTACTTTGATAATCCACAACACAAACATTTATTACATATGGATGTAAAACATAAACTAATAATGGAAAAGTGTCTGTCAGGTTTGGATGAAAGGTGACTACATAGTAATGAGCCGTTCATTGCCCACAAAGATCCCAAGTCAATGTGTAATTATCCGAAAAACCTTTAGTCTCGCAAGGACGAACTGGGGCGGCAGCCTCGGAAAGAGTCAACTAAGATGAGAGTAATTCAAACCTCAAGGAGTGGTATACCTAAAAGACCGTCACTGAGGAATACTTCTCAAAAGGAAGTGGATACGAAGGGAAAAAATAATCCTTCAAAAGGTTCTCAAAAACAGGTGTAATCTCAACCTTTTTTTAAAATTTAAGATCTTATTAAAAAAAATTTGAGGGCAACTTACGGTTGTCCTTTTCTTTTTATATGATCTGTGATATATATTATTATAATAAACTTTTAATTACCTTTATTCAAAATGAAAAAATTATTTTCAATTTCTTTAGTGATTTTCACGGCAATTTCTCTTATGACATCTTGTGGTGAAAAAGGAACAGGAAATGCAACTGCTGATGCAACCGCTGACGCAACACCAGAAGCAACCGCTGTAGTAAAAGATACTACTGCTGTTAAGTAAGTTAAGATAACCTCTTAAACAACAAAACCCCATCCTATAAAGGTGGGGTTTTTAATTTATCTTTTACAAATCCATAAATTATATTTAAAAATTCAATCATTTGTTCGTTTGTGGAATTGTTCTTTGCGTAATTACACATTATACTAATAAATTGTATATTTCCTTTTAAATAACCATAATTACTGTCAATCCTATCTAAAGATGCGGTATTGATATTAGAACCGTCCTCATTGGGGTGGGTAAGTTTTACACCACTGTAAACACAGATACCACTTTGAGTCTCCCATTGTTCATATAAATCATCTAGTGTTATGTTATATTCATAATCTCGTTTTTTTATTCTTCTATAGTGTTCTCTTAAACCAGTAAATTTATCACGTCTATTATTAGTAAATGGTTTTAAATATTTTACATTTTCTTTTGAGTACTTTTGTAAGTGTTCATAACTCATATGTCCAGAACAACTACGTGAACAATAGTTTTGTCTACCAATTTTTTTATTTCTTTTTACCTCTGATTCGTCTTTTAAAAATTCTTTACAACAATTTGGGTTATTACAAACTATTAATTTTTTTTTTCTTTCTCTCATAATACTTTTTATTATAAATATTACCATATCCACAAAAAAATCGTCCGTATCCACAAAACAAAACAAAAAAATACCACTATAATTAAATAGTGGTATTAATTGGTGGATCCGGAGGGCTTCGACTCCCTCGTCCGGCTCGTCTTGTCTAAGAGACAACTACATGCTTAGGTTGGTATTTTCTAATACCCCAAAATATTTGGTTTTAATTTGACCAAAAACAAAGTTGATCTGTTCTTCACCATCGTAAATCAACAACCAATGGACGACTCGATTTTGGGTTCAGTCGTATTCCACCTTAGTCACTTCTGTTCCTGAGCGTATGTGAACCGGCTCGCGTTTCCGTAAACTTATTAAGCTACAGTAACTTCAGAACCTCTTAGTAAACCAAGAGTTTCCATTTTGTTTAGCAAATTGCCAGTTGTTTTTCTAAATCAGTTTTTAACGAGATTAATTCAGTCTCGGCATGCTTCTAATATTCAACCAACGCCCGTCAATTCCAATACGGACCCATATTTCAAAGAACTATATACAAATATAAGTATATTTTTAAATATATACAAATATATTCAAAGTTTTAACAGTTAATATTTGATAATTTGTTATTATTATGAATAACTAGTCTTGTACTCCCAGGTAATAACATTTTAACATTAGTAATTCTCTTACCCATTTTATTGTGACTATCCTCAAATATAAAATGTACATTATCTAACTGACATAAAGACAAGTGCATTGATGTTGGGCTTGTACTATATCTTGTTCGCATCTTTTTAATAGTATTATTATTGTAATCGTATAAATCCGGTTGACTCTGAATCAAAATTTTTCTAATATTTGGATCTAATAATTGAGCTCTTTTCCAATAAAACTGAATCTTTTGAATATAATTCTCTTTCATCCAGTCATCAAAATCGTGTCTTGTTTGGATCTCAAAAAATTCTTTCTGTAAAAATGTTTGGATTTCGGTCATATTCTTAAAAAATATTGTATTAATTTTGTTATCAACTAGATTTTTAATAATTTCTTTATGTTTTTCATTAACAGTAAAACATAGTGTAAAATTTTTATTGATCTGTGAATTAATCCCAGGAAAAAATGTTTCTTTTGCAACCTTTAAATATTTTTCAAATAATTGATCATCTTGGAAATTTGCTCTAACTACAACAATGTGTTTCATATTTTAATTTTTTGTTATATTTATAAATATGGCAAGTGAGACTTATGAATTTTTAATGAATTTAGCAAAAGGTGGAGAACATAACCGCTGGAATTATCCAGATGAGTTAATTTATGACGTACAGCTAGCTAATTCTGGTACTGCAACAAAAATTGTGATTACGTTTGATAAGGATGATGATTTTTTAGATGTCCTAAATATTGAAGAGGAGAGTTCTGATAGATATATGTGGAACAGAATTATGAGTTCTTATTATACTGATTATGATTCATATTATTATAATGATGAGTGGAGTCAAGGGTATATAATTCAAAACTTTAATGATGATAATGTAAATCTTGTTAACGAAATTTTAAGATATACTAAGCCATCATTAAAGTTAGATTTTAATGTTGAGGGCTCATCGGTTGAAGTTTCCGAATTTTTAGAAACTTCTTTTAAAAGTGAAATTGATGACATAGTTTATGAATATGGTAATTTGGATTGGGACTGTAAAGAACGAGCAATACGGCAAGTGCTTGAGAAAGAAACGGCAAACCCTTTTAGTCGATTTGGTATTATAGAAATAAAACCCGCGTATAAATACGAAACAACTGTTGGTATTTTGCTTAGTTTATATAAAATGATGAAGGCGGAAGATGACGATTTAAAAGAGTTGTTAAAAAAAATTGATGAAAAATATAATTCACATATTTCTAGAGGTAGTGATTGGGGTGAATTAGAATACAACGTATATTGTGATGATTTTGATAACGAAGAGCTCCAAAGAATTATTGAAAAAAACCTTGAAAGTATTTTAGAAACGGTGCAAGAAGGTTTATTAGAAGGTACCGACTTTGAAGAATATAATAAATTATACGATACGGTATTAAAACTCGGTGGGTTTAATAGTCTTATTGAAATACCGGAAAAGGGTATCCAAGTAATTTTTGAAACCATTGATCCAACAACAAATAGATTAGTTTTTAAGTTATATAAAAGCGATCACAGTGTTGAAAGGCGTTCTGTAGACAACCTTGAGGATCTGAATTTGGAGTTATATCACCCAGAATTATTTGAAAGCATCAGAAAAATATTAAAAAAACTTTTGTAAATCAAATTATTCTTTCTAAATTTGTACTATGGAAAGAAATTTTGAATTACTAAAAGAAGTCTTGGCTGTCCCAACAAAAACATATCAGGAAGATCTAATGATTGACTTTATAACCAATTGGTTGGACGAAAATCAAATCACATATTATGTTGATAATTTTTACAACATATATGCAACAAAACAAACCGATGAAAGTATTGGGTATTTCCCTTGCGTCGTTGCGCACACAGATACGGTGCATACAATTGATTCTATCAACGTTGTTGAGGAAATGTTACCCAACGCTCAAAAAGAAATTAAACTGTCCTTAAAGGCTTATAATGACAGTGGAGATCCTACTGGTATTGGTGGTGATGATAAGTGTGGTGTATATGGATGTTTAGAGTTGTTAAAAGAATTACCAAATCTAAAGGCCGCTTTTTTTGTTGCAGAAGAAACCGGTTGTAAAGGGTCTTTTAATGCGGATCCTAAATTTTTTGAAAACGTTGGTTACGCAATACAATTTGATGCTCCGGAAAATAATATGATTTCCGAGTATCTTATGTCAAAACCTATGTTTAATAGAGACTCGGAATTTTTTAATGTTGGTGGTCGTCTTATCACTGAACATTTCCCAGGTGATACCAAATACCATAGACATCCTTATACGGATATTTTCCCATTAAATCAAAATTTTGGTTTATCTTGTTTTAATATATCAATTGGTTATTATAACTACCACACAAGAAATGAATATGTTGTTGTGGAAGACACCTATAATGGCATAATGGTTGGCAAACTAATGATAGAAGAACTTGGGTATACTAAACACTAGTAAAAAAAGGAGGGTTTTTTAATCCTCCTTTTTCTTTCTACCTTTTTTCTTTGGTTCTGGTTTTGACCTATCCTCAATTTCTATTGTTTGATCATCACCCTCACCTTTAACAAACAACATATATTCTTTTCCTTCTACAACATCATTTGTTAAAATCTTTTCAGAAATTAAATCTTCTATTTTATCCTGGATTGCACGTTTAATTGGTCTGGCACCATATTGTTCATCAAAACCAACTTTTGCTATTAAATCAACCACAGAAGATTCATATGAGACCTTATATCGCATAGAATTAAGTCTACCAATCAATTTTTCTATTTCAAGTTTTACTATTTTATCAATATGTTCTTTTACTAAAGAATTAAAAATAACAACATCATCAATTCTATTTAAAAATTCTGGGGCAAAAAACTTACGTAATTCTTTTTTCAAAATGTCTCTTTTGTATTCTTCTTGTACAACATCACTATTGTTACTAGTTTTAAAACCAACACCAGAACCAAAATCTTGTACTTTTCTAACACCAATGTTTGATGTCATAATAATTAAACAATTTTTAAAGTTAATTTTTCTACCAAGACCGTCAGTCATATGCCCATCATCCAACATCTGGAGTAGTGTTGAGAAAATGTCTTTATTTGCTTTCTCAATCTCATCAAATAAGATAACTGAATAAGGTTTGTTTTTCACTTGTTCGGTTAATTGTCCCCCTTCTTCGTGACCAACATATCCTGGAGGCGACCCAATAAGTCTTGAGATTGTGTGTTTTTCTTGATATTCTGACATATCAACACGAATTAAACTATCTTCACTACCAAAAATTTCTTTTGCTAACTTTTTAGCTAAAAACGTTTTACCAACACCGGTAGATCCTAGAAATATAAATGAACCAATTGGTCTATTTGGGTCTTTAATACCCACCCTATTTCGTCTAATTGCTTTTGATATTTTTTTAACCGCTTCTTCTTGTCCAATTACATAACCATTAAGAGATTCTTCTAAATTAACAAGTGAATTTTTTTCATCAATATTAATTTTATTAACTGGGATTTTGGTCATATTTGAAACAACCTCATAAATTAGATCTTCTGGAATACCTCTTTTACTATTCTTTAATTCTTCTTCAAACTTCTTTTTTTCTTCATCAAGTTTCATTAATATACTTTTTTCACGATCGCGTAATTCTGCCGCCATCTCGTATTTTTGTTTTTTAATGACATCAGCTTTTTCTTGTCTAATATCTGAAGCTTCTTGTTTTAATTTCTCAATATGATCCGGAAGTTTAATGTCAATTTGCATACGTGACCCAACCTCATCTAAAATATCAAATGC